GCAAAAACTTTAGAAACAAAAGGTAATCCTGCAATAGCTAAACTTCAAAAACGTATTGAAGGTGCAAGAAGTGCAGCAGAGGTTAAAAAAATTATTAATCAAAGTAGCACTATTAAAATTTCAGCCGCTAAGATAGAAACTCTCTTAGGTAAATTAAATGCAGCAGGACTTTTTAATTTTAAACCAACAAAACCTAAACCTGCTCCTAACGTAAAAAAACCTAAACCTAATGAATCAACTAGCAGAAAAGTAATACAAACAAAGAAAAGAATTATTACTAATGCAGCAGTAAAAAAGTTTATGCGTAAAGAATTTCCCGGGCGTCTTAGCAAGATTGAAATTGGAGATACAGTATTCTTTAGAACAAATGCTGCAGGAGACCCTGTAGTAGCTTATATTTTAAAAAAAGGTAAATAAAATGTACGGAATGAAACCAAAGAAAAAGAAATCATCAGGCTATAACAAAGGCGGTCTGCCTATGGTTATGAAAGATGGCAAGAAGGTACCAGCCTATGCTGCTGACGGTGTTGGCAAGATGAACATGGGTGGTATGACCAAGAAGAAACCTGCTGCTAAGATGATGGCAGGTGGTATGGCTAAGAAGAAAATGATGGGTGGTGGCATGGTGAAATATCAAAAGGGTGGAATGCAATCTTCTCCCGGTACAGTAAACACTATGGCAACTTCAAACTTTCCTTCTAAGGACTCAGTAGTAAGCAGAAAGCCCATGGCTAAGAATGGCACTATGACTTACAACATGGGTGGCATGGTCAAGTCTCAGGTAGACAACTTGAAAAAGAAGAAGAACGCATAACGGGGTTGCAATCTTGTATGTAGTATGATATAGTAACTTGTGGTATAACTGTCTCTGGTAAAAGGAGACACACCATGAAGAAACTTTTTAAATCATTACTTACAGCAATACAAGAAGGTCAGTTGCGTAGAGTGCAATACTGGCAGCTTAATAGCATGTCAAACGAGGCTCTTAGAGATATAGGAATAACACGTGGTGAAATCAAAAAAGTCTTCGACAAGCACGGTTAATGCGGCGGGTAATTATACTAAGCCTACTATGCGTAAATCTCTTGTTGCCTCCGTTAAAGCTGGCAGCTCAGGAGGAAAACCCGGGCAGTGGTCGGCCCGTAAAGCACAAATGGTTGCTAAAAAATACAAAGCTAAAGGCGGGGGATACAAGGCATGAAGGGCGTAAAGCATTATAAGAAGGATGGTACTGAACATAAAGGTGGTACTCATAAGATGCCTGATGGTTCTTTGCATACTGGTAAAGCACACAGTAAAACAAGTGTAAAGTTATTTCACTATAAAGACCTAAGTAAAGCAGCAAAGGCTAAAGCAGATGGCATTGACAAAAAGTCAAAAAAGTCTTAAGTCTTGGACTAAGCAGAAGTGGACTACTAAGAGTGGTAAGCCCTCAACACAAGGGCCAAAGGCCACAGGTGAAAGGTATCTACCTAAGAAGGCTATTAAGTCTCTTAGTGATTCTGAGTATGCCTCTACAACTAGAGCCAAACGAAAAGGCACTACTGCGGGTAAGCAGTTTGTGGCTCAACCTAAGAAAGTTGCAGCCAAAGTAAAGCCGTATAGGAAAAAAACATGATTAGATACATAAAACGTATATTGTGCGCCTTGCTTAATCGTGAGTGTTCATGTAAGAAGTGTGATTGCGCATGAGAAAACTTACAGAAAAACAACAGATATTTCTTGATGTACTGTTTGAGCAAGCACAAGGTGATCCTGTAAGAGCTAAACGTCTTGCAGGTTATGCTGATACTATGTCCTCTACAACTATTACTGCTGCACTACAGGATGAGATTGTTGAACTTACTAAGAAGTTTATTGCCACTGCTGGTAGTAAAGCTGCATACTCTATGATGCAGGTTATGACTAACCCTACTGATCTAGGTAATAAAGAAAAGATGGCAGCAGCTAAAGACTTTCTTGATCGTGCTGGGTTTGTAAAGACAGACAAAGTAGAAATTAAAGCAGATAACCCAGTGTTTATTCTACCCCCTAAAAACAATGAAAGTTAATAAAACTTGGAAGCTACCTAAACCAGAGCTAGTTAATAGTGAGTATGAATGGCTTTCTGTCGTTAGAGTAGGCAGAGTAGTTCCATTTGGCTATAGACAAGACCCTGAAGATGATGATATACTTCTACCAATCCCAGAAGAACTAGAAACATTAGAAGAAGCAAAGCATTTTCTAAAACAATATAGTTACAGGGATGTAGCAAACTGGTTAAGTGAAAAGTCAGGTAGGTACATCTCTCATGTGGGTCTTATGAAAAGAGTTAAACTTGAACGACACCGTAAAGCAGAAGCTTCAACGCAACGCTATTACGCTGAACGCTACAAAGAAGCGGCGGCAAAAGCGGAAACCCTCGAAAGAAACCGTATCGGAGCCAAAGAGCGTAACAGTACCCGCAGCCCCGAAGCCACCTCCGATAGAGGTTGAGAAAGCTCAAGAAATTATCTTTGAGCCTAACCCCGGTCCACAGACAGATTTTCTTTCAGCATCAGAACAGGAGGTATTATATGGAGGAGCGGCTGGTGGTGGTAAGTCTTTTGCTATGCTTGCCGACCCTGTTAGGTATTTTAATAATCCTCTATCTTCTATGCTACTTGTACGAAGAAGCACGGAAGAACTCAGAGAACTTATTTCAGTCTCAAAACAACTCTACCCCAGAGCAATCCCCGGTATCAAGTTTATGGAACGGGACAAAACATGGGTAGCCCCAAGCGGTGCTACTCTTTGGCTAAGTTACCTAGATAGGGATGATGATGTACAAAGATACCAAGGGCAAGCTTTTAATTGGATTGGTTTTGATGAACTTACACAATGGCCTAGCCCTTATCCTTGGAACTATATGAGGTCACGTCTTCGGACAACCAAGAATAGTAACCTAAGTTTATACCAAAGGGGTACAACTAACCCCGGTGGGGCTGGTCATCAATGGGTTAAGAAAACTTTTGTAGACCCAGCACCTCATAATACCAGCTTTGATGCTACTGATCCTGAGACAGGAGAACGCATTGCTTGGCCTAAAGGTCACTCTAAAGAAGGTCAACCATTATTTAAACGTAGGTTTATTCCTGCTACTTTGTTTGATAACCCCTACCTAGCTGATGATGGACTGTATGAAGCTAACCTACTCTCACTACCTGAGCATCAACGTAAGCAACTGCTTGAAGGTAACTGGGATGTAAATGAAGGTGCTGCTTTCCCTGAGTGGAACAGAAACATACACGTAATAGAACCGTTTGACATACCGGGAAGTTGGGCAAAGTTTAGAGCCTGTGACTACGGATACGGTTCTTACTCAGGGGTTGTTTGGTTTGCTGTATCTCCTGATGAACAACTTATAGTTTACCGTGAGATGTATGTATCAAAGGTCATAGCTACTGACCTAGCTGATATGATACTAGAAGCAGAAGAAGGTGAGAAGATACGTTACGGAGTACTTGACTCATCCCTCTGGCATAAACGTGGAGACACTGGCCCCAGCCTAGCTGAACAAATGATTATGCGTGGATGCCGTTGGAGACCTGCAGACAGATCAAAAGGTTCAAGAGTTTCAGGTAAGAACGAGTTGCACAGACGATTACAGGTAGATGAGTTTACAGAAGAACCACGGATAGTTTTCTTTAATACTTGTGGTAATAGTATAATACAACTACCAGCCCTACCTTTGGATAAGAACAACCCAGAAGATGTAAACACACACTCAGAAGACCACCTATACGATGCTATTAGATATGGCATTATGACAAGACCAAGAAGCAGTTTGTTTGACTTTGATCCTGCATCACAAAACTCAGGCTTTCAAGCAAGTGACCCAACCTTCGGTTATTAAGGATACACTATGGACGAATTAGAAGAAAGCATGGCAATGGACATGGAAGAGGCAAGCTCTCTTGATGACATGAAAGAAGATACGTACAGTGATCCCCTTGCAGGAAGTATTGTTGGCCTAGTACAGAAGCACTACAAGAAAGCTTCTGATGCCAGAGAAACAGAAGAGACTCGTTGGATACAAGCTTACCGTAACTACCGTGGTCTCTATGGTCCTGATGTACAGTTTACTTCTACAGAAAAATCACAAGTCTTTGTTAAGGTTACTAAAACTAAAGTCCTTGCAGCATACGGTCAGATTATTGAGGTACTCTTTGGCAACAATAAGTTTCCAATTACAGTTGACCCTACTGTCCTCCCAGAGGGTGTAGCTGAGTCAGTTCACTTTGAATCTAACGATGAGCTTAAAAAAGCTCAAGACCCAAGTGCAGAAGATACTAAGTTACTTCCCGGCGAGACAATGACTGATCTTAAAGAACGGTTAGCTGGACTTAAGAATAACCTAGCCCCTGTTGAAGATCAACTTAAAGAAGGTGTGGGTAGTACACCTACTCAGATTACATTTCATCCCGCAATGGTATCAGCTAAGAAGATGGAAAAGAAAATCCATGATCAGCTTGATGAATCTAACGCAAACAAACAACTACGTGTAGCTGCATTTGAATGTGCATTGTTTGGTACAGGCGTTATGAAAGGGCCATTTGCTGTAGACAAAGAGTATCCTAACTGGACAGAAACTGGTGAGTACTCTCCTACTATTAAAACAATCCCCCAAACTTCTAGTGTTTCTCTTTGGAACTTTTACCCTGACCCTGATGCAGCCAATATGGATGAGGCAGAGTATGTTGTAGAGCGTCACAAAATGTCACGTACCCAACTGCGTAACCTTAAGAAGCGTCCCTTCTTTCGTAGTAATGCTATTGACCTTGCTGTCTCTGAAGGAGAATCCTACGTTAAAGAATGGTGGGAACAGGCAATGGAAGATGACGCTCAGGAATCTAAAGCTGAACGTTTTGAAGTCCTTGAGTTCTGGGGTAACGTAGACATAGAAGTTCTTGAAGGGCATGACATAGACATTCCTTCTGAGTTATCCGAGATGGATCAGGTAAGCGTAAACATCTGGGTATGTAATAATAAAGTATTGCGTTTAGTTATGAACCCATTTACCCCGTCTATTATTCCCTACTATGCAGTGCCATATGAAGTAAGCCCTTACAGCCTCTTTGGTGTAGGCATTGCTGAGAACATGGATGATACACAGACACTCATGAATGGCTTTATGCGTATGGCTGTAGACAATGCTGCACTGTCAGGTAACATGCTGATTGAGGTAGATGAGACTAACTTAGTTCCCGGTCAAGACCTATCAGTATACCCCGGCAAAGTCTTTCGTCGCCAAGGTGGGGCGCCGGGACAAGCAATCTTTGGTACCAAGTTTCCTAACGTATCCAATGAGAACATGCAAATGTTTGATAAAGCCAGAGTACTAGCTGATGAATCTACTGGGTTTCCTAGCTTTGCTCATGGGCAGACAGGAGTACAAGGTGTCGGACGTACAGCTTCAGGCATTAGTATGCTTATGTCTGCTGCTAATGGTTCTATACGGAACGTAGTAAAGAACGTTGATGATTACTTACTAGCACCATTAGCCAAAGCATTCTTTAACTTCAACATGCAGTTTGATTATGACGATGAAATCAAAGGAGACCTTGAGGTAAAAGCCCGTGGTACTGAAAGCCTTATGGCTAATGAAGTACGTAGTCAACGCCTTATGCAGTTCCTTGGTGTGGTACAGAACCCTGTGCTAGCCCCCTTTGCTAAGATGGATTACATTATTCGTGAGATTGCAAAGTCTATGGACCTTGATCCTGACAAGTTGGTTAATAACATGGGTGATGCTGCAGTGCAAGCTGAGATACTTAAGAAGTTTCGTGAAGAGAATCCACCACCACCTCAACCACAGGCAGGACCACCACCTCCACAAGGAGGCCCACAGAAGCCACCAGCAGGGGTACAGGTACAAGACACGCAAGGTAGTGGTGGAGGTACCATAGGTACAGGCACCGCGCCACAGCCGGGGGAACAAGGCTTCTCAGGTAATACTGGTGGAGGACCAATGCAGTGAGTTTAAAACTGTTAGTAAATAACCCCGAAGCATGGAATGCATTTGAAGCTGAACTAGAAGAACGCATTCAGTCTAGTTACAAACAGTTTGCTCAATCAGATGAGCAGCATGTTATGTATAGGGTACAAGGGCAGATATATGCACTAACTGCACTTAAACAACTTAGATTAAAGGTTAATGCTAATGGCCCCTAAAACATCTTTATTTCCACGGTTACGTCCTAACTTTCAAGAAATTGAAAGAGAAAAAATACAAGCAGAAGAAGCTAGATTAAGACAAATAAAAACTATGGGTGACTTAGAGTTTACTGCAGACATGCAACCACAATTTGTTGGTCAAATGACTCAGAAACAAAAAGATTATCTAGGGGGAGATAACCCAGAAAAATCTGAATATAGAAAAATCTTTACCTATCTTGATGATCCTATAGCTCAGTATGGATTTGATCCTGATAGAATTAGATTTGAAGAACCCTCTAAAAATGTATCTTTATATGAAGAACAACGGGGTGATTACCCTAAAAACGAAACTAATGCTTATTATGCTGCAGGTGAGGTTTATACAGATCAAGGAATTGAATCTGACATAATAAAGTATGGAGTTAAATTAGGTAGCAGTAAAGAAATTATAGCACATGAGGCTCGTCATAGAGGTTTTCAATTACTTCGTAATATGCAGCTAGAAGGTTCTCAAGAGGATCAAGAAGCTTGGGTTAAAAAATATGGCAGAGAAGCAGCAGGGTTATTAGACATTTATTTTAGTGAAGATGCTAGACATGAATTTTCATCAGAAGCTATAAATGAAATTAGAGACCGACCAGATAGAAAGTTTAATCCACCAAAATTTGACGCAGAAGGTAATCCTGCTGGTATGGGTGTATTTTCTAAGGGAGAAAAAAATCCAAGCATAGTAGGAATACCTCTTGAAGACTTAAGAGAGTCAGAAAAAACTGGTACAATTAAGTTCTCAGGAACATTTACAGATAAAGATGGTAAGGATATCTTTAATCTTAGTAATAAATTTATAAATAAAGCTTTTCAAGGTTTAGATCAAGCGTCTAAAGACGCAATGAAAAAACAAAAAGATGATTATAGAAAGAAGATGACTGTAAGAAGTCAAGAAGGTAAAAGAAAGTTTGCTAATGGTGGACTTACAAGTCACCCAAGTGCTATGACAGCAGATCAATATTATGATGCAGAATCTAAAAAAGGTGTAAGTGAACAAACAGATGAAGTATTAGGGTTATCGTCTGTACCTTTTCCTGAAAGACC